GGCGACGATGAGGTTCTGCTGTTGGACGAGCCCGAGCGCCGCGATCAGGCTGGCGTCATCCTGCCACCAGGACTGCACGCCGCTGTTCTGCACGGCGGGTCGAACGTAGGCCGTGTCCACGAACGTCGTGCCTCGCACCGTGTAGCGGGTCCAGACGCCCGACGGCGTGATGTCCGGCGCGAAGTTCAGCGTCCCGGCGAACCCCGACGCCGCGTTGTAGCAATACAGGGCCAGCGTGAGCGGCCCCGAACCCGTGTTCAACTTCACCCAGACGGCAAAGTCGAAGTCCATGAGCGGCCCCGCAGGTATCTGCCGCGCCACGTACGCGGCCCCGTAGCCCGCGTTGGGGACGTTCACCCGCACGGACGCCGTCCCGGCGTGCTTCTCTGTCGTGTCGTCGGCCACCGTGACGCCCGACCCGGTCCCCGCTTCGTTCGGCACCCACACGCCACCCGATGCCGCGTTCGGCTCATGGGCTTGTTCGACCGCGTTCAGGAGCTCCGCGCCGGGACCGGTCGATCCCTGTCCGAGCACCGAATCCTGCACCACGAGCGTCGAACCACCGGTCATCGTGCCCGGCGCATCGCTGACGTGCGCGTGTGCTGCGTCCTGCACGACCAGGTTGGTGTTGATGGACGGCGGTGCCGTCTCGATCTCCACGGCGACCGCGGCCCACTCCGTCGCCGAAGTCGATCCCCACGTGATGACCGAATCGGTCTCGCCGGTGTCGTTGTTGTCCGAGTGGAACCCGGTCGTCGGCGTGTTGTAGGCGCGCGACGCTCCCGCTACCCATCCGGTGGCAGCTGGCTGCGTCACGGCATCGGGGTTGGAGATGTTCCCGACCAGCGCCAGCAACGGCTTGCTGGTCATCGCCGCCGCGAACGTGTTGGTCGGCACGCTGGCAGCGGCGCCACCGCCGGCGGCCGTCTGCTTGGCGATCGCTGCGCCGACACGGAACACCTCGCCAGCGCTGCCGTGAACGTAATACTGCTGGAACGTCGCACCGCTGGCGTTGCCCGAAGCGTGCGCGTAGGTGATGATGTGCGCCGCCGCGGTGGTGACGAGCTGGTTGCGGGCGTATATCTCGACGAGGCATGTGCTCGTCTGCCAGAGCTGCCGGACGAGGCGGGTGTACGTGCCGCCCTTGTCGTCGGTGAACGTCCAGTCGGTTGCCGTCTGGCCGGTGCTGACGACGGCGACCAGGATCACATCGCCGACAGCGGGCAACGTCGATGCCGTGCCGCCCGTGTACGTGGCGACGTTCGAGGACGACGATGTACCGCTCGCGGCACCGCCGTTGACGAGCGTGACTGCCACGAGTTACGCCGCCTCTCGCGGGCTAGGTTGGGTCGGCGATCTCGACCTTCCAGGCCGGGATGTTCACCGTGTTGCCGGACGTGAGCACCTGAGAAGTGCACGTCGTCACGTACAACAGGTTCGTGCCGTCGCAGATGGCGATGTGCGTCGCCGTGCCGCTGTTTGTGACCGGCACCGCGTTCTTGGCGGCCATCGTGCACTTGCGACCGCTGGTGTCGCCGTTGGCCTTGGTGTAGTCGGTGGTGGGCGTCATGGCGATCGAGGCCAGCATGTTCGTCGTCACCGCCTGCGTCCGGGTCGTCGGTTCCGCCGAGCAGACGGTCATCACGTTGCCGTCATCGAGCACGCCGAACGCACCGTCGAGCACCAGGTCGTTCACTGACTTAGCCATCGAACCTCCTTCGGTCGTGCCGACATTACGCCATCTCGAGGCCGTGATCCTCATAGGCCGACCGGCGCGTGTCGGCGTCGGCGACCATCTCGCCGATGGCCATGATCAGCGCCACGATCCCATCGACCTTGGCCTCGTCTGAGTCCTTGGTCGGCATCATGTGATCGAGCCGGTCGCGAGCGACGTGCAGGTTGCCCGCCATCCACCGCAGCGTGGGATCGGCGCCGTGGTGAATCTTTCGCTCGACATACCGGCGCATGAACTGGACCATCGGCTCGGCGAACCCCTTGTAGCCCGGTCGGAACCGGGTGACGTTGATCCCCGCCGCCTGGAGCTCTTGCGCGAGCTGAATGCCCTGGAACGAGTAGTCCATCGTCAACGAAACCAGCGCGTACTTCTCGGCGGCTTCCAGGATCGCCTCGCGCACCACCGAGTAGTCGGTGACATCACCCTCGGTCACGGTCACATGGCCGGAATCCGCCAACCGAGTGATGACGCCACCGGGGTCATTGTCCACCTGCGCTCGCGGCACCCAGTAGTGGCCGAGCACGTCAACCTCGTCCCGATCCCCGTCCGGGAACACCAACTCGAACGCGGTCATGTCGTTCACCGCGCCAAGGTCGAGGCCGCCGTAGCAGGCGTCGTCGTCGTGAAACACCGGGTGGCCGCGTTGCTCGTCCCACACGTCCAGCGACAGCGCGCGCTGCGAGGATCGCACCCACTGAGCGAGGCGGTACATGCGGAACGTGTTCTCCTTCAACGGATCCTCGCGTGCTTCGATGGCCTCGTCCCGCAGCGTCGCCGTCGATAGGAAGTCGCCGAGCGCCGGGTTCGCGTGTGACCAGTTCGCCTCGTCCCAAGGATCGTCGTCCATCGGCGTGTTACGGATCACGACATACCGCGTGGGGTCGAGATTCGGGTCCTCGGCCACGCGCTCGGAGAACCGGTGCTCCTCCCACGCGAACTTCGACGCGAGCGATCCCGGCGTGGTCGCGGCGACCATCAGCGGTTGCGTTCGCTTGCCCATGCCGGTGCGCAGCGCGTCCCACAGGTCGCGGTTGGGCTGGCTGATCACTTCGTCGAACAGGATGCCGTGCGGGTTCTGTCCGAGGTTGCCCGCGGCGTCGGACGCGATCACCTGGTAGACGCTGCCGGTCTTCGGGTCGATGATGCGCCGCCGGCTGTCCATGACCTTGAGGCGCTTGCGCAGCGGGCCGAGCTCCACCATCCGCTTGGCGACGTTGTAGACGTGGGCGGCCTGATCGCGGTCGCGAGCGCACCCGTAGACCTCGGCACCCTCCTCGTCGTCGGCGCACAGCAGGATCAGCGCGATGGCCGCCATCAGCTCGGACTTGCCGTTGCCTCGCGCCATCTCGAGCCACGCCAGCCGGTAGGCGCGCACGTACAGGTCGAACTGGTCATCCCACCTGACCGTTCCGAAGATGTCCTCGATCCACTGGCGCTGCCACGGACGCAGCACGAACGGTCGCCGGGCGTAGATGCCCTTCGTGTGGACGAGCAGCTGCTCGATCACCTCGCACGCCCGCTGAGCGCGCACGTCGTCGTAGAAGATGTCGCTCACCGGTCATACACCGATGGGTCGAACAGCAACGCTTGCTCCCACGTCATCCCGCAGCGGCAGGTGTAGGACTCGAACAGGTGCCATATCACGCGAGCGAACCGGTGCCGGTGCTTCACGACAGCAGCCTGTTCAACGCGCCGTCGTCGTCGCCCTCGCCGAGGTCGATCCCCGAACGCGCCGACGGGGTGAGGCCGAACTCACGCGCCCAGCGCAACACGACCTCCCCGTTCTCGCGAGCGACTTGCGACGCCGGGTTGCGAACGAGCGATCCCCGGTAGCCGCGGATCAGCACGTCGCTGTCGTTGACGAGCTGCGAGGCGCGACGCCACTTGGCGTATGCCTCGCAACCGATCCCGAACATCTCAAGGTCCCACTCGGTGAGCAGCCCCTTCGAGTGCAGCTGCGGCGCCAACCGGTTCCACGTTTCGGCGGCCACGTCGGACAGGTGCTCGGGCGGCAGCGGTGCCGTCGCTGCGATCGGTGCGGTCGGCGGATTGCGCGGCCGGCGGTCCGGGCGTTCGCCCTCCCGCAGCTTGAGCGGGACCGGTCGCGCTCGCGGCCCCTTGTCCTTAGCCATGCGCGACCTTCTCCCAGACATCGGTCATCACGACGCCACCGGCATGAGCCTCCCGCAAGAACGCCAGCGCCTCGGCGCGATCAGGCCACGGTTTGCCCACGTACTCGAACACGGCGCACGGACGCGAGCCGTGACGCCATTCGCTCATGGTGGTGTTCGGTCCCTTGAACACGCCGCGGCCCATGCCGGGAGCCTGTTTCATGTCCCACCGTGGGGATCGGTCGAACCCATGGACAAGTACCGGGTGAGCCGGGTACGTCCGCAGCCGTTGCCCGGCCACCCGATACGCGCCGCCGATGGCTTCCACCAGCACGAAGGCCAGGCCGAGCCCCTGCCAATCGGGGAGGGTCACGAGGCGGGACACGCCCATGATGTCCTTCGCTTTGGGGTGTGGTCTGCGGAGCACACCGGCGAACGATGTGGGCTGACCGTCGATGAACGCCACGAAGCACCGTGCCGTCCGGTTCAACGTCGCCGTCAGATAGTGGAACGGAGCGAACAAGCGCCAGACCTCGTAATCCACCTTCCGGATGTCAACAGCGATCCTGGGCCGGGGTTGAACCGACCTCCAGGTGAACACGCGCTCGGCAACGTCGAGCACCCAGTCGGGCTGCAGCCAGTCGATGATGTCGTAGTGGCAGCTCGCCGCGACGAATTGGCGATCATGCTTGCGCGCCCACTTCTGCACCGCGTGAGCGCCGATCTTCGCCACCTGCCGATCCACGACCGAGGTGAACTCGTCGATCACCACCGGCTGATCGGATGGCACGTCGAGCATGAGGCGGGCGATGTTGACGCGGAACTTCTCGCCGGTCGATAGAACGTCGTACGGCCTAAGCCATGCCGGGATCGTGTTGAACCCGACGGCGGCACATGCGTCGGCGATTGCGGCCACCGCGTTGTCCGCGCCGAAGGCGTCGATCACGCTCGGCGCGTCCCAGTCGAACGAGTGCGGCTGGCCCCAGACGTGTTCGAGCACGGTCGTCTTGCCACCGCCCGAGGGGCCGACGATCAGCCCGACGTTCCACGGCTGGGCCTCCCACGGCGCTTCGATGTGCCACGCGAGCCGGTGGGATTCCTGAGCCGGCACGTCGAACATGCCGGAGAGCTGCTGGGCTCGCACCGTCTGGGAAACGCGCGTCTGTACCTCCACGTCGATGACCGGCATCAGAGCATCAGCGGGCGCACCCGCAACCCTTCGGCGTCGAGGCGGTGCAACAGCGCGGTTTGCTCGGCCTCGTCGGTGCAGTCGATCACGACCGCCCAACCCTCGGACGCGAGGTACTTGCCGTCGCGGTCGGTGGGCCCGACCTCCTTGAGCAGCTTCTCGAGCTCGCCCTCCTCGAACCCGGACAGCCCCAGATCGGATCCCGACTCCTTCAGCTCCCACAGGACCTCGGCCAGCATGTCCTCGTCCCACTCCCCGCTGATCCTGTTGAGCGCGAGGTTCAGAAGCCGCTGGTTGTCCCGATCCAGATCGACGAACACGGTGGGGTAGGTCTCCCAACCGAGCACCCTCGCGGCCTGGACTCGCATGTGCCCGCCGACGACCTCGCCGGTGGTGCGGTTGAACACGGCCGGTTCGACGGCGCCGTAGGTCTCCAGCGAATCCATGAGCTTGCGCGCCTGCGCTTCGGTCATGCGGCGCGGGTTCTTCGGGTCGAACGCCAGGTCGGCGATCGGCACTTCCTCCACCACGAGCTGCTCACGCATGGCGCGGACCATCGGCGCTCCCTTCGATCAGCTGGACGCCAGCAGCGTACGCCGCCGTCGCGGGCGTGCAAAGAATCGGCTACGTGACGGCGTGCCCTCGAAGC